ACCCTCTCAAACTGAGCCTCATCCTCAAAGGCTTTCCGGTTATCCCTCATTACCTCTTTCTGTCTCTCAGCTATGAGCTTTGCTCTCCTCTCCCCGTCCTTTTTGAGGATTGCTCTTTGCTTTGGAGTGAGCTGTGAGAGGGGGATACCGTACATAGCCCTTACAGCCTTATTCACATAGCCCACATTAGCCATAGGATCAGATCACCTCCTCAGAGCCCCTCTGAGCCCCATTTAAGCCCCCAAAGGGATTACCCTGTGTATTTCCCTGATTGAGGTTAGGAAAAAGGTTCTGAGCATCATTCTGGCTATTCTGGAGGCTATAGGGATCATTCTCTTTCTTAGCCTCCTCACTGTCTTTCTTGAGCTTCTCAAGTACCGCTAAAGGATCATCTACAAAGGGGAGGAGAGCTAACAGGGTTTCCTTGTCTACCTTACCCTCCAGCTTGCACACGGTATCTACAATCTCAGTAATATTCATGGGGATATTTCTGGAAAACTCTATCTTTACCTGTCTGAGATCAATCTCTTTCCCGGTTTTCACCCTGATAGGTACACTCAGCACCTCTAAGAGCTGTCTGATAGCCTTATCCATCTTTCTCTCTTTGATAATACACTTTGTTTCCAGCCCAAAGAGCTTAAACCGGATAGCTACCCCGGAGAGGTTACTTGCAAAATTCTCATCTGAGAGATCCGGTACCTGAGCAAACTTGTGTATATTCCTCTCCAGCCTCTCTAAATGGCTATTGAGTGCATCTGTCTGGATCTCTTTGGTAACAAATCTCATATCACCGCTATCTGTTACCTCTACAATACCCTCCTCTTTGAGTTTCTGTAAGCTGTCCCCGTTCATCACCATATCCTTGATCACCAGATAGGCATTTCTGAAAGCCTCAAACTCATCAGAGATATCACTCATAACCCTATCATAATCATTAACCAGAGTTTCAATCTTTTCCAGATCACTCATCTCCTCCTCATTGTTATAGAGGGTAATGATAGGTATTCTCCCATAGATATGAGGCTCATCATGATCCCATACAAAGCCGCTCTTACCCTGAGCTCCCTGTACGGTACTATCTACCTGTTTGAAAACCTCAATCTTATCTTTGCTGTACACCTCAGCCCAGAGTGTAGTTTTATCGGTATCCTCTGTAGAGATCTTGTACAGCCTGATCTTGTACTCAGCCTCCTTTGTGGAGCTGTTCTTGTACACCGTGATTACATCCTCAGGCTTGAGCTTGATAATCCGGGTATTACTCTCCTCATCCTGATATACCAGCAAGTGAGATACACCCTTGATAATGCTCTGTTTTCCCCACTCCATAAAGAGATCATCTTTATAGTTATCGGAGAAAATACCATTGAGCTCATCCTGTACCGCTGTATCTGATCCTTTGACCTCCTCCAGATCCACTCCTACATCAGCCTCAGCGGTATTTCTCCCCACCTCTTTATCATCCGTGGGCTCTGTATACCCTATGCTGATAGGATTACCCAGAAAGTAACCTACAGTATCATCCACAATCTGACCGTAAAAATCATTAGCCAGCTTGTTATTAGGTTTCTCTTTCCCGTCTGTTCTTCTTTTCTTATAGATCTTTACCTTGCCCCGGTACAGGTTATCAAACTTTCTGTACAGGGGAGCTACTTTCCTCATATGGTACTCTACCAGATCATCCAGAAACGTAGCACTAAACCGGGGAGTAACTATTTCAATGTTCATCTCCTCATCACGGGGCTTATCTGCAATCATCTTGTTATCCTCCTTTACAACCTATCAAAATCAGACCTATTGAGCACTCTCACGTTATTACCCTGATCAGCCACCGTTAAGGCGTGATCCAGACCATCAAACAAATCATCATGATCTACATCAGGGAATAACAGTAAGCACTCCTGTAAATCCTCCATCCCTATCCTGAAAAATACCTTATGATTTTCAAAGAGAGGGGATCTCCTCATAGCCCTTGTTACCTTATCCTTTGAGGTATTGATATTTACTACAGGTAACAGGCTTAGCCGCCTCAGCTCCATAGCAAGAGATTTCTGATACTGGTTAGTTTCTACACCGATCCTCTCCACCATCGGAAATTTATTCTTGCCATAGTCCATAATTGCATTGAGCTGAGCATTAAATGTTAGCCGCTCTTTCAGATAATCCAGAATATAGATATTCTTTTGAGCATCCACGCCTATAACCGTTAAACAGAAATAGTCATTGTTCTCAGTTTCTTTCTCTGAAAGTGCTAAGTCAGCACCAAAATAGATCCTTACAGGTACCCAGTAAGGTACATTATTCTCATCCAGCATCTTTACCCGGACTCTATTAAGTTCATAATCTACCTCATACTCCTCAAAATACTGGAAATAGCTGTACTTGAATATCTTACCCTTTGCCAGCTCTGTATCATTCTGGTACTGCATATTAAAGATAATCAGCCCGGACTCCTCCCGGATCTTTGTGAGCCTCTCAAGGGAAAACTTATCCTCCCAGAGGGAAACCTCATGATTATCCTTTGTGTTTATAGCTTTCTGGATCTGTAGGTTATAGTTTTTTGACCTTATGAGATCCTCATACAAATCAAGAGGGCTGTACCGGGTACCTAAGATATGGATCTCTCCATCAGGCTCCAGAGTAGGAAAGAGGGAGCTGTAAAACCAATCTTTCAGCGTTTGCCTCTGTCCCTCTGTTCTTGCGTTCTCAAAGCCTACTAAATCATCCCCCACTATTACATCAAAGTGCTTAGATACAACCGCTCCAGAGGCTCCCAGAGCCGTTAGAGTAGCCTCTTTCTTGATTACCTTACGCCTGTTTACCGTAAACTCTTTATCATTCCATACATTCTCCCGGCTGGTTCTCCAGTCTCCAAAGATCCTTATCAGGTTTACATTTTGCTCAAAGTGTGTTCTCACCTCTTTCAAGAAAGCACTTGCCTGAGCCTGAGTCTTTGAGCCTATCATGATCCTTACATCTGGATCTCTGAGTATCCGGGTTATACAGTAATCCACATCCCCCACGGTACTCTTACCAAAACCACGGGGAGCCAGATCTAAAGAGGCTGGAGAGTGAGAGATATTGTTTATGAGGTTCATGTGTAAGGGCTGGATATTTCTACAGGTGATGTACTTACATACCATGTAATAGGCTGTCTGAAAGTCTGAGGTAAGGATTATCTCTTTGATTATGAGATCCTTTTTAGCCTGATCCATCCACACACTATCCAGTATATTCACCGTTTCACCACCTCCTCACAAAGAAAATGAGGAGCCTCTCTCAGCCCCTCAGTAAACATATCATTTTCACAATGCTCATAACCAATATCCCTATCCAGCACCATACAGCACAAGCCCAGAAAAACCGCTTTCTCTCATTCGGCTCTCTCCCGTGAAAGCTGAGAGTATTCTGAGCCTGATACAGAGCCCACATTGAGCATATAGCCCATAGAGCCACCTTAACTACTACATTCATTTCTTTTTCCTCACTTTCTGCTGATACCTCAGATCTGAAATAATCTGATCACAGTATTTACATCTGTATCCCCGGCTCTTTGTCTTGATAACCCTATGCTTTGTGAGCCAGAGGTTAGCCTTGCACCGTCCACCAACCTCAATATAATCACTCATCACATCCAGCCTCCTTAAATGCCCTCCAGATCTTAGGGCTCTGTATAGCTATCCAATCCACTAACTCCTCATCCAGAGCAAAAGCCCCGGCAAGGTGAGAGCTGGAATTAAGTCCACTCTCAAAGAGAAAAGCATGAATGATCTCATGCCTGAGTACCAGCCTTTGATACCTCTTGAGATCAGCCATGCTCATAGACTCTTGTTTCATTCTGAGTAACTTAATTTCTTTTGTGGAGAAATCCGTTATACCATCTCCACACTCAGCACACCTCTCACCCTCATCCATGAGCTTGATCTTGTATACCGTCCCCAGAATGTTTACAGATCCCTCAAGCTCATTTCCCGGCTCATTTACCCCGGACTCTATAAGATCCTCACTGAGCACCTTAAAAGTAAGCCCCTGAGCCTCTAAGAGCTCTACAGAGGCTATCCCATGCTCATCAATATCCATTATCCTCACAAGAGTTTTCGGATTTACTTTCAGGGCTACCACATCCTGTACATTCATCATCAGCTCCTCCATTATTAGCCATACAGATACAAAGGAGCATCACTCCCAGAAATGCTCCAGCCATCACACAAACAAAGCACAAAACCGCTACCGCCGCTGTACTCATATCCATATCCTCCACTAAAAAGAGAGAGCCTCTCAGCCCTCCCAGCTCATCACTTTACCAGATAATCAAATACCACCGGGATCTTTCCATGTACCTCTTTGAGGAGCGGTAAGGCTACCTCTACCATCTGAGGATGAGGTTTCCCGGTACAGCCCAGAGCTCTCAGCTTAAAGAAATGCCTCCACTCTCTAAGGTTAGCTGTCATAACTACCTCAGTTTTGAGGCTTGTGGGTAATACAGCTCTTGCCTCCTCAGGCTTTGCCCCAGCCTGTATCAGAGCTATATAAGCATCCTCAGCCTCCCAGCACATACTCTCCCAGAGCTTGTACTGTGTACTGTTCTCCTCCATGTAACAGGGCTTGATCACCGTGATCCCATCTCCCCCATAGTTACAGTACCGGGTACTCTCCTGAGCAAAAGAGGCTACTCTATGCCTTACCAGCTCATGAGATACTCCTCTATCTACAATGAATTTCACTGAGAAAGAGAAATGCTCCAGCATAGCCTCATGATTGCTCTTACAGAGGGCTCTTACCATTTTCTCAGCACTCCCCTCAGTGATCTTATCCTCAGACTTGTAACAGGTACGGGCTACCCTCTCAATCTTTTCCAGAATAGCCTTACCATCCAGCTCATCCATGATCTCATAGCTTGCATTGATAATTCTCATCTCCGGTTTTCCCTCCCATCTCTAAGCACCAGCTCCATCTCATTAGTGCCATCCGTAAACCACAGCCTCAGATCCATCATCAAGATCCTGTTAGTAAGCCCGTGGTATTCCTGTTTGATCTGAGTGAGTACCCATCTCCTACCTCTATCATCCACAAACTCAAAGTGATAGGCATCTGAGAGCCCCTCACCATTCTGGAGATCTCTAAACCTATCTGTAAACTCCTGAGAGCTCATAGAGATCACCTCTGAGAGCCTTACCCCGTCAGGCTCTTTCTCATTGTATCCAGCCGCCTTTCTGAGCTTTCCCCAGATATCACAGTTACAATTTACATGATCCTGAGGCGGCTCTTTCTCTTTCCGCTCAGCCTCCAGAGCCTCTATCTCAAAGGTGAGAAACTCCCTTGCTTTCTTGAGATCCTGAATAATATCATCTTTTCTCCCGGCTCTTGCTATGTATTTCACCGCTGAGCCCAGATTAAAATTGAGCCCCCATGCCCGGATCACATCCTTAGGCTCAAACTTTGAAAAACA